GTTTGTTAAAACCACGCCATCCTCCGCAGGTAAATGTAAGTTTACCAAAGTTAACGACTTACGTCGCTAGCACCCACCTCTTGCGAAGATTCGTATTGAATCGACGCACCGAAGAGCTCAGATGTTTACTGTCAAACTCCCCTGAACAAGGAGAATGAAAGTACTTCATGAGAGCCGCATACCCATCAATCTCATCAGGTTCCCTTACAGGAACCTGAACATAGGTACGAACTTCGTACCGATGTAGTGTAGGCGACCATCTCTGGCGCTCACACAGATCTTGATGAGTGTGATAGCCCAAGCCGGGACATTCTTTATTCACTAAAGGAAGCCTAAATTTGGCATCTAGAAGTGACCTCAGATAGTCCGACGTTGCGTATAGCCCTTGTAACCAGAGTTGGTTACAAGTAGCCAACGTTCCGACAAACGACTTGGTATCGGTTGAGGATTGTAGTGGATCGTGACGCATGTATATCGGGGTGACTTTCGTTCCCCGGTACGCATCAACGCCACAACTTTCTCTAAAGTTGCCTTGAGAGAAAGTCTTTCGTTGGTTTATTTTTAAACCACACGATTCGATCCACTCGACAAACGCTGGAAAATATCTCCGTCTAATGACGATATCATCGCCAAAGACTCGGATATTACTAGCTAGTGCTTTGAGCTTCCTTAGACTAACGTCTTCGTTAGTCCCTATCATACTACTAAGCGCGACAAGCGCAAAGACGTACGATTGAATGGGGAAGGTCGTAGCATTACCCATACCGGCGTATTTCCGGAGGACCATACGTTTTTTGCGTATGATCACGGAAGGTGTACGGCAGGCCATGATACCCGAGAGGAATCTCGGTCTGTGAGAGAAAGCGCACTCGACTAAGTATGTCGAGAGGCGGTCGCTCGCAGAACTCAGGTCCACTGTAACCCACTCGCCGGTGAGGGATCCCTCAATTGCCAAATTCTGATTAGGCACTTGAGTGGACAATGCAAGGCATCGTGACATCACGGGACAACGCTCGATCTCCTTACGGAGATGAGTATTGTAAGCCTGCTGAACGAATTGGTTCAAAACAGGCTCAACCGTGATCGTCCGAAGAGACGAAGAGTTCTTCGGAACAGCCACAATTCTGGCATCTTCGCTAGTAGGGAGATCTCTGATACCGCTATCGAGAATACGCTCATGATATAGTCCGTAGATTACATCATAGCCTATATTTTCTAGGCGGGGGTCTAAATCAGACAGACCGGAAACCAAAGCATTCCACTTCTGGTTTGCTTTGAAACCCTCAGAGACTGCGCCCGGGCCGTGTTTCCCTTCAAGTTCCTGAAAGTCGTCAAGACTTTGAAGAACAAGCTTGGAAATACGGGAAATGTGGTCATATCGAAACGGAGCTAAGCTCTGAATCTCAAGGTCACACTTCACGAATGTTCGGAACGCCTCGTGCTCAAGTTTTTCAATTTGAGCACGGTTAGTTACGAACTTCTTCCAGAAAGTAGAGCAATTGACGGAGGATTAAGACATCCTCCGTGCAATCGCGCTCCTTTACTAGATCACCGGTAACTGAATCGAACACATCACCCAAGACACCACTATATAGTAGCGGGATCTTGGACCCTCTGGCTCGTTTAAAGCCTTTCGGGCAGGTGAAGGTACCATTGGACAAGCCGACTTCTATGGCTTGCCCGAGGATACCAAGAGTGACGGATAAGAATCCAACACCCTCGTGTTCAATACGCGCCTCGAGTGTGACTAAGTCACGCTCAAGTCCCTTCGTTCCAGGACGTAACCTATCAACATCAGTCAATAGGCTACGTAAGATACTCTTATGGATCAGGTGGGGATCGTTCTTTTCCAAGGGTCTCGAAGAGATCATCTTGGAAAGTTTCGTCCCAACCTGGATATCCTTCAGGCTCTTCATCCTTAACTCCATTACATGGGTTTAAGGAATCCTGTGACATGGGTTCGTGATCCGGTTCAGGAGTCCGGGAATCTTCCAAGTTAGAAGATCCCCGGATCTCACCGAGCCTCCGGAGGAGTTCTCCGATTTCGGAGAAAAATAGGCCCGCCGCTCGAAGAGCGACGACTATTTTAAAGATATTCATATATACCTCCTAAGAGGTAGCTATGAAGCTTACCCCTCGATTGCGATCGCCAATGAGTTGTTAAGACTCAAAGGCAACAAACTTCGCAATAGTGACATCACTGTCGGCCAACGTGTCAAGGAGCGCCTTTACAAGCGCAGCCTTGGCAGCGGCATTCCAGCCGAAAGCGGGAAACGACGCTGAAATGGAGACGTTCGCAGTTTGTTTGCTAATCTGTCCCGTATAGGGAGAGGTAGCATCCAAAGTCTGCGACACCTTCATATAGTGCCGTTCACCACTCGACTGGTTAGTCGAATGGTTAAACGCGAGTTGATAGCCATTGGCTACATCCCAGCGTTCGGAACCATAAGGCCCTTGCCCCGGACCAACGCGACTGAAACTCAGCGCGGGGGTAGGAGCAGAGGCGGCGACGGTGATTGGATCAGGTAGTGCCATGTCAGAGTATCCTTTGTACTGACGTTGATCTTACGAGGCGTCACGCCTCGCAAGAGAACCACCCCTGGTGCTCGCAAGAGCCCCAAGAATGGCAGTTTGATTGGGGTTCAAATTCGAACCCCAATACTCTCT